CTCTTCCCACCTCATCGGATGGGCGGCGGATATTTCTGCTACCTCTTCGAACCGGCGCTTCGTCATAGTCAAGGCCCTGATGGAGGTCGGGTTTAATAGGATCGGCATCGGCGACACGTTTGTCCACGTCGATTGTGACCCGGACAAAGTCGAGAATTGCATCTGGTTATATTGAAGGGTAGATGCTCGACACACTCGACACCCTCACCGCAGTCATAGACACCGTCGCTACGGTCGTCGTCCTTGACCCTGTAATCCTCGACCCTATGGAACCTTGGTACGTAACGCATTACGTAGAGCTGATTTTCATTGCTCTCGCCGCCGCTAAAGCCGTCCTCAATCTCGTCCCTAGCGAGAAGCCGCTTGTCATCTTCGGATACATCGACACCCTCATCGGGTTGATTTTTAAGGACCGCAGGAAGTGAAGCGGCTGTCCTTCCTCAAGGGGTTGGACATTACCGAAGCATTCAAGACTAAAGGCGACCTGAAGCGGTGGAGCGCAAAGCGTACCATCGGGGGGGTCCTCGCTTTCACCGCCTCGGAAGTCATCCTCGTTCACGGTATCTCGTGGCCTGCCGTTGCGCTGGCTGCGGTCGCTATCGTGCCCGTTACCGCGTCAATGTTTGAGCGATGATAACCCAGCACACGCGCAACCACTACACGGTCACCACGCCGGAGGTAGAGTCAGGGGTCAAGCAATACGTCCTCATCCTTTCTGACGTCCACTACGACTCCAAGAGCTGCGACCGGGATATGTTGACCAAGCACCTCAAGCAAGCCAAGGAGCGCGGCGCGAAGGTGTTTCTTAATGGCGACTTCTTGGATTTGATGGGCGGCAAGTACGACCCACGCAATACGCTCCCCGGAGGGCTGCGCCCAGAGTACCGAGGACAGGACTACTTCGACCTCGTCACTGCCGACGCTGTGGAGTTCTTGGAGCCGTACAAGGACATCCTCACGGTATATGCCCAAGGCAACCACGAGACGAACGTAAAGAAGCGCCAGCACACCGACCTATCCAAAAGGGTTGTGGAGGCTCTCCAGGCTATCGGCAGCCCGATCCAGCTTGGAGGATACTCCGGGTATATCCGCTGGCAGTACCTGTATACCACCGAGTGCAAGTCATATATGATGCACTACCACCACGGGTACGGAGGCAACGCCCCACGAAGTAAGGGCGTGCTACACGCCGACATCGACGCGGCGAAGTTTCCCGACGCGGATCTCATCGTGCGGGGCCACGATCACAACAAATGGCATCTCCCGATTACGACCGAGCGCATCACCCAAAAGATGGCGGTGACCAAGAGCACGGTGCATCATATCCGGTGCGGAAGCTATAAGAAACTCGGAGACGGGTATTCGGGATGGGAGGTAGAGAAGGGGTTCTCACAGCCTCGCCTCGGCGGGTGGTGGTGGTACTGCATGAAGCAGGGCCGCGGGTGGGAAACCGGCGTCGAGGAAGCCCATTAAAAAAAGAGCCCCCGAACGTTTCCGGAGGCTCCCTAACTTAACCAAATTGCTGAGCACTTGCCGGCTCGTGGTTAAGGTACTAAAACATAGCTATCTGATCGCGCTCTTTGATTACTGAGGCCAGGTTCTTTTTTGACATCTCGTAATAGCTCGGCTTGAGTTCAAAGCCTAATCCGCGCCGATGCATCTTAACGGCTTGATAAATTTCAGATCCAATCCCAGCAAAGGGAGAGAACACGAGCTCCCCGGGGTTTGACCAAAGGCCAATGCACCGCTCAATTACGTCAAGCTGTAGCGGGCAGATATGCTTTTCATCTTTTGCATCTTTAGCACCGCGCCAATCATTGAGTACATCAGTGCGTTGTATGTCCATCCATACCGGACTCGCCCACTTTTGCCAAGTATCAAGAGGGAAATTTTCGCGGGTCTTATTCGTGATTGGCTCCCAATCCTCTTCCGCTCCTTCCCACTTTTTGAAGATTGTGACATATTCAGGCAAGCCTATTCCGGTGTAGCTGGAGTCCTTGCGGAGCTGCTTATATAGGAGTCGTTGCGTCTTGGTGCGCTGCATCTCCAGTACGGGATCAGTCCATATCGTAACCTTCGAATGATACTTAAATCCAGCCGCCTCCATAGCTCTGTGATAGTCGCCGGTGAAGTCGTAAAGGCCAGTATATCCGGAGCTGTTTTTATACTTGGCCAGGTCTTTAGTGTGGACACAAACCAATCGCCCCGGCTTTATGACGCGATACAGCTCCTTGAGTAGAAATTCAGTTTGCTTGAAAAACTCGTCATTATCTGCACAGTTTCCCATGTCTCGGATATTGTCCGAGTAGGTAAACAGAGTCGAGAATGGAGGAGAAAAGACAGACAGATCGACGCTGTCGGACTCAAGTAATTGAATCGCATCGACGCAATCTGCATTGACTAAATGATAGTCGTCTGTTTTGTGCTCTATTCGGTTGTATTCGGCTTTCATGGTGTACTCTTTTTCGTTTGCGTGTTTTACTATCCCCTCCATCATCTCGTTAAACTGCCTCTGTTTTCGGTTAATTGAAGAGGTGACGTTCTCCATTGTATCGGTGGAGATAATGTAGATGTTTACCTCTTGCTTTTGCCCAAATCGATATGAGCGTCGGATAGCCTGATACAACCCCTCGAAGCTGAAGTCGAGAGAGGCGAATATCTGATTCGGGCAGTGCTGGAAGTTGAGTCCGAACTGCGCAATCTTGGTCTTGGTCACCAGCACGCGAAACTTGCCCTCCTTAAATGCTAGGAATGCGCTTTCCTTTTGCTCTGGACTCATACCTCCGTGAACCTCTACCGCATCGGGAATAAGCTCACACACAAACTTCGACTCTTCATTTTGCCGCACCCAAACAATGAAGGGTTCATTGGACTTGTTGACCAGGTCGGCAGCCATCTCCATCCTCGGCACCTTCGTTAGTCGGAGTTCGTGGTTGAAGTTAGTTGCACTTACTGCCACCTCATTAAACAACATTCCGTGATCGCGTTGGTCGGTGGCAATCTCGCGCTCGTGGAAGTGCAGTGGAGGTAGTATGTAGTCGTCGTCTTTGTGTCCAATGTCGGACGGCATACGGAGCACGCTGGACCACGTCCCTATCCATCCGTAAAAGTCATTAAATGCGTGACCTTTTAGGCGGTAGTTGTTCATCCCTTCATCTCTGACAAACCACCTCATTCTCATATCTGTGGCATCCATGACGTCGAGAAACTCCGCGTGATTGCCTATCTCGTTGAGGTCATTCGGCGCCGGCGTTGCCGTGCACGCTAATTTGTACGCAATGCCTTCGCACTGTTTCAAAATAAGCCGCTTTATTTTGCCTGTGTAGTTCTTCAAAATGGAGCTCTCGTCAAGCACAATCCCACTGAACCCGTCGACCTCGACCTTGTGGAAGCTCTCGTAATTCGTAATGACTACGCGCTGCGAATACTCGGACCCCGGTTGCCACTGGAGTACGTTAATTCCAAACTTCTCTCCCTCGCTGATCGTCTGAGCGACGACCGCTAAGGGGCAAAGAATCAGGACGCTTTGCCCTGTTTCTTTTACCACCTGATGCGCCCACTCTAGCTGCATGAGCGTCTTACCTAAACCGCAGTCCGCGAAGATGGCATAGCGCCCACGCCGGCAGGCTTTTTCTACAATCTCCTTTTGGAATGGGAAGAGGTGACGGTTCAACCCTTTTGGCTCAAATCCTACGGGGACCGTCTTCGCCTGTTTGCTCTGTATGAATTCGTCGTAGTTCATGTGTTCTCGTTATGGTAGCGAAACTCCCACCGCACCTCCTGACGTGACAGGCGGCAGTTGTCGGCTATGGCGTCAAGTACCTGGTCGTTCCCGGTGCGAATCTGTCGGAGCAGTTGCTCCCTATTGGTTCCCAGTTTTGCGGCGCACTTGTGGACGCTCCCGTACTGGCTAATAATCATGTCGAAGAATTCCATCAGAATGAGTTTAAAGACCCGCAGTATCGGTTGCCGTAGATGGAGGCTCTGGAGCTGAGGGTGTGGTTTATTTCTCGCGGGTCGTAGAAATGCGGATAGATGACGAAGCCCGGGCCCTCGACCTTGCTCGTGATGAGGTGGGGAGGTTCTCCGTATCCGGTGGGCGCATCGCGGTTAATTTGCTGCAAACCCTTATCCTGCATCATATGACCCCAATTGCGCTTGGCCTCCCTCCACGTCCTGCAATGGAAGTTATACCAGTCAATCATAGCCGGTTGATTTTTCCGTGAATGAAGTCGAGCGCGGTACGCATGGCGCGAAGTTCTGAGAGCTTCGTATCGTCGGCAACGTATCCAATGTGCTCGGTGTCGTTTGCAAGCTGGGAGGATCGCTCCGTGATGCGGTCGGTCAACTTGGTACACTCATCATAAATGACGCGGGACATATCGCGGACGGCCTCAGCGCGTCCCAGTTTGTGGTCGGTGTTCATGCGTTCCGCTCTTTAAGGATGTCGAGGGCATCGTCTGCAATCTTCTCTAGACGTTGCGTGTAGTTCTGTAGGTCCTTCAGTTTACGGACAAGGGACATATCGCGCCGCTTCACGCAGTCGGGTGTGGCGAGCTGGATGACCTCGTCGAATAGTTGTGTCGTTGTGTATTCCATGCCACAAATATATGCGCATCATTCGCAATAAACCAAATCTTCGCTTTATATTTGCTCTGTCAAAACACTAAAAAGATGACGAAATACAGACGCTGGTTTACCTCGGTGAACCGTGCAATCGTTGCAGAGATGGCGATGCAGAAGAAAACCCAGAAGCAGCTCGCCCAAGAGCTCGGAATCCACCCGGCAACGATGAACCGGAAGCTGAAGGATCCCGGACAGTTCTTCCTCAACGAATTGGGGCAGGTGTGCGAGTGGTTGAACATTGACCTTAAAAACCCCCCGAACTATGGTTCAAGCGCAAATTGAGTCCATCCAAGGCAAGGGTGATTGGAAGGGCGCCCACGGCGTCATGTATCAATTCGAGGTCGCCTTTAATGACGGCACCGTCGGCGAGGCCAACAGCAAGAGCCAGGAGCCGCCGTATAAGGTGGGCGATGAGGTCTACTACGAGGTCAAGAGCGACAACGAGCGGTGGGGCAAGAAGCTCAAGATTTCCAAGAACCCACCACCACCGGGCGGGTATCAGAACCGTCCACCGGCGAACCCAAACAAGGACAAGCAAATCATCCGCGGGATGTGCTTTAAGGTGGCGGGTATGGCGTGGGCCAATCAGTACAAACACAAGCAATTTGACCTTCCTCATAGTGTTATGGTCAAGGGCGTCATCGCGCTGGCTAAGGAATACGAGCAAGCCTTCAACGAATGGATGGAAGAATAATTCGCCGTATGCTGAACGCTGAATCCCTGCCCTACGAGGAGCGCGTATCGCGGATTATGTTTCTGAGGGAGCACCGCAGAAACCTGCTACGCGCATACTGCGAGGACGACGTGACCAAAAAGGAGAAGGACAAACTGCGGCAGGAGATAGCCAGAGTCCAAAAGGCTTTGAAGAAGCTCGATCCCGATGGTATGTTTCCGCCATGAAGTATTGGTTCGATACAGACGACGCGCAGCGGTGGGGACTTCCTGCCGCTGCCGTCCTTGCCCATCTCAAGTATTGGATAGAGCGCAACACGTCCGCTGGTGAGGAGCCGTGCATGACGCAAGGATTGCGCGAGATGTCCGAATACTTGCCGTTCCTTACCGTGCCACAAATCAAGGGCGCACTGCGAAAACTGGAAGCGGCAGAAGCGATATATAGAGAGCCCAATGGATTCGACCGGAGACGGACGTATTGCCTTGGGACGAAATTGTCTAATCGAAAAGACCAAACGATCCCATCGAAGGGACAAAATGGTCTAATCGAAGGGACTGAATTGTCCCGTGTACATATAGAAACAAATACTTCTAAGAGAACTAAGAAAGACGCGCGTGAGGAGTTGGAGTATCAGAGACCGACAGAGGAGGAGGTCATCGAGTACATGGAGGACCGAGGCGCCCACGACCTTGCCCCTACTTTAGGCCCCGAATTCTGGAACTACTACGAGGCCAACGGGTGGATGGTAAACGGGACACCAATCGCCAAGTGGAAACCGAAGGTGAACCAGTGGATCAATCGAGAACGCAAAAACCAAAGCAATGACAGACGAAAAGGATTCAACCCCGCAGGCTTCACTCCGGACGGCCTCAAGGACTTTATCGCTAACGGGTAGGACTGAGCTACTCCTGAAGG